AAATAAAATTTTGAAAAAATTTAGTATATTTATCATAAAAATAACATAAAATGGCAGAAACATTAATTTCCCCAGGAGTATTAGCAAGAGAAAATGATCAATCTCAAGTAACTTCACAACCAGTACAAGCAGGAGCTTGTTTAGTTGGACCTACAGTTTTAGGTAGAGTAGGAATTCCTAAATTAGTAACTACATACTCAGAGTATTTATCAAGTTTTGGTAGTACATTTGCAAGTGGATCGAATGAGTATTCATATTTTACATCAATTTCAGCATTTAACTACTTTAATAATGGTGGTACATCTTTAATTATAAATAGAGTAGCTTCAGGATCATGGACACAAGCAAATACAACATCAGATCCTATTAGAAATGATTTAGAAAGTGGAAATTTAACCCCAGCTCCCTATAGCTTTACAGGTTCTATGGGTGCAACTGCTCAATTTGGTACTGCTTTTAGTAATACGGCTGCAGCTGCAGCTCCATATACTAGTACTATATTTAATGTAAATAGAGATACTAAATTAGGTTCATTTACTAGTAATGTTTTAGCTAAACCTTTAAAAGCCTCAGTGGCTGCAAATATTACTCCTGTAGCAACAGGAACTTATAATGCTGTACCTATAACAGTAGGAACAAATGCAACAGCAACAGCAAATTTTGTAATTGTAGCTAATGATTATACGAATGGAGGTTCAACAGTTGCAATAGCTTCTGCAGGTAGTGGGTATAAAGATGGTGAATCAGCTGTAATTGCAGAAGGTGCTTTAGGAGCAGGTTTCTTTAAATTACAAGCAAATACAACAAATATAGATAATTCATTACTTGTTGGTACTACCGCACCAGCTCAAACATTAGCAGCTGCATTTACAGGTGGTACAGGTACAGGAGCAGCATTTACGGTAGATACAATTAAAGCTGGAACATTAGCTCCAGTATCAACACAAACTACAGGATTATCAGGTGCTGCAGTAGCAGCAAGTTCTTATGACCCAGGTAGCACAGGTGCAATTACAATTTTAGATTCAATGGTTAGTGCTGGGGCTGGAGCTCAAGGTGGAACAGTTACAGTATTAGTTGATGGTACAGGAGCAGTAGCTTCTATCGACATAGCAACTGGTGCTTCAACAGGATATACAAACGTAACTGGAACAATTACATTAACCCAACCACAGTTAGTAGCTGCTGGATTAGCAGTTAATGTGGGAGGTGGATCATTAATAATTACTTTAACTAATGCTAATATTAATACAATAGTAGGAACAGTTACTCCAACAGTTAGAGGAGTAAATTACATTGTAGGAGATGTAATTACATTTGCGGCAGCAGATATTGGAATTACAGGATCAGGTACAGCTACATTTACTGTAATTGCAGGTGTTTCAACTCAAATAGAAGGCTCTCCAGCAACTACATTTACAATTGCAGGTCCATCAGCAGCAGGAACAACACAAATAACAAGTAACTTACTAATTCAACTAACTTCAGTAACATTAAATACTCAAGGGTCATCTAATTTTAAAGATATTTCTTCAGTAACAATCCCATTAGCTAATATAGGATCACCATCAACAGATGCAGTAATAACTTTTACAAATGCTGATAAAGTAGATGAAGAAAGTTTTACATTACAAGCATTAACTGATGGAACAATAATGAATAGTGGAACAAATCCACCTGTAGCAAATGGATCAAATGGAACATTAGCACTTGGTACAACAGATAATGTAAGATGGGAAATACAAGCTACAGATACAGCAACTGGAACATTTAGTTTAATAATTAGACAAGGTAATGATACACAAACATCTAAAAGAATACTTGAAATATTCCCTAATATATCGTTAGATCCAAAATCATCTAATTATATTGAAAGAGTAGTAGGAAACCAAACAAAAGTACTTAATGGGTCAGGAACTTCAGATCCATTCATAAGCACAGAAGGATCTTTTAGAAATGGTTCAAGATATGTAAGAGTAAGTAATGTAGCATTTCCTACTCCAAATTATTTTGATAATAACGGACAAGCTAAAGCAGCATTTGCTGATTACCTACCAGATGTATCCAGTGGATCATTTGCTTTAGGTGAAGGAGCATTAATTACTAGTGGTGCTGGATATGAACAAGAATTATATTACGATAAAATTGGTGATGACAATTCACAAGGAATAAAAGATGGCGCAGCTAATGGAATTACTTCTTATACAGATGCGTTTAATGTATTAGCTAATAAAGATGATTATCAATATAACATCATAACAGCTCCTGGTTTATATTATTCAAGTGGAACTTGGAAAACATTATTAGATTTAATGGTATCAAATACTGCAAATAGAGGAGATGCTATAGCAATTATAGATACAGTTAACTATTCAGGAGGAACTGTTGGAACAGCCGTATCAACAGCTGCAGGTTTAGATAACTCATATGCCGCAACTTATTGGCCATGGGTACAAATAGTAGATCCTAATACAGCTGATTTAGTATGGACGGTGCCTTCATCGATGATTCCGGGTGTGTACGCGTATAATGACAGAACAAGTGAAGCTTGGTTCGCTCCCGCTGGTATCAATAGAGGTGGTTTAAGTACGGTAGTACAAGCTCAAAGAAAATTAACTCAAACTAATAGAGATACTTTATATGTAGGAAAAGTTAATCCAATAGCTACATTCCCAGGAAGAGGAGTTGTAGTATTTGGTCAGAAAACATTACAATCCCAAGCATCAGCTTTAGATAGAATAAATGTTAGAAGATTATTAATAGCATTAAAATCGTATATTGTACAAATTGCTGATAATTTAGTATTTGAACAAAACACTGCGGCAACAAGAAATAATTTCTTAAGCCAAGTTAATCCATATATGGAATCAGTACAACAAAGACAAGGTTTATACGCGTTTAAAGTTGTAATGGATGCTTCAAATAATGGACCAGATGTGGTTGATAGAAACCAAATGGTAGGTGCGATTTATGTTCAACCAACTAAAACAGCAGAATTTATTTATTTAGATTTCAACATTTTACCAACTGGAGCAACATTTCCATCATAAGAAGTATAAAACATAATATGTATAATAAAATAAAACAATAATAAAATGGCAGTAGTAAATCCAAACGAAATGTTTTTCACAGCTTTTGAACCAAAAGTTGCCAATAGATTTATAATGTATGTAGATGGTATACCATCATATATGATTAAAGAGGTAGGTGAGATTAAGGTAGAGCAAGGTGAAATCGTATTAAATCATATAAATACTTATAGAAAAGTAAAAGGAAAAGCTAAATGGGCTGATTTATCAATGACGTTATATGACCCAATTACACCATCAGGAGCACAAGCTACTATGGAGTGGGTTAGATTACATCATGAATCAGTAACTGGTAGAGATGGTTACAGTGATTTCTATAAAAAAGATTTAACTATTAATGTATTAGGTCCTGTAGGAGACGTAGTTTCTGAATGGATAATTAAAGGTGCATTTATAAAAGATGCAACATTTAAAGGATTTAATTGGGATACTGAAGCGGAAGCTCAAGATATCACATTAAATTTAGGAATGGATTACTGCGTATTGAATTTCTAAAAAAGAAATTACATATATTAAAGAATAGCTTGGCTTCGGTCAAGCTTTTTTTTATATTATATATGTATACATGAAATTAAGTTATAACAAATAAAAGATATGAGCGAAGAAAAACACAAATTCCCCACAGAAGTAGTAGAACTCCCGTCAAGTGGGATAGTTTATCCTGAAGATAACCCGTTATCATCTGGTAAACTTGAAATAAAATATATGACAGCTAAAGAAGAAGATATTCTTACAAATCAGTCATATATAAATGATGGTACAGTATTAGATAAATTATTAAAATCTTTAGTAATATCTAAAATAAACTATAATGATTTAATAATTGGTGACAAAAATGCATTATTAATAGCTGCTAGAATATTAGGTTATGGTGGTGAGTATGAGTTTAATTATAGAAATGAAAAAGTAAAAGTAGATTTATCTGCATTAGAAAATAAAAAAATAGATAAATCGAAATTTGAACAAGGAAAAAATGAATTTCCATTCACTTGTCCTAAATCAGGAACAATAATTACTTATAAATTATTAGATCATGGTGATGAACAAAAAATTGAAAAAGAATTAAAAGGATTAAAGAAAATAAATCCAAAATCTTCAGCGGATTTATCAACACGTCTTAAATATATGATAGTATCCGTAGATGGTTCTTCAGAAAAAAAAGATATTAGAGAATTTGTAGATGGTTATTTTTTAGCTCAAGATTCAAGAGCCTTTAGAAAACACATTAATGATTTTCAACCAGATGTTGATATGAACGTATCCATCACAACTTTAGAAGGTGGCGACGAGGACATAAATGTCCCGATAGGGCTTAACTTTTTTTGGCCTGACGCAAACTTATAGATTAAGTTTATTTGCTCAAATTCATGATATAGTATTCCATGGTAAAGGTGGTTATGACTGGCATACTGTGTATAATATGCCTATTTGGTTACGTAATTTTACTTTTAATAAAATAAATGATCATTATGAAAGAGAAAATGAAGAAGTTAAAAAAGCCCAAGGTAAAAGTGGTAATAGTAAATCGGTAACAACTGATGGTAAAGTAACATCTCCGGAATTTCTTAAAAACGTAAAACAAAAATCTCCATCATCACCTAATTATGTGACAAAGACATCTAAAAAATAGATGTTTTTGATATTTATAACAAAATTGACCATTGGCTGATAAAGAAAAACAATATAAAAATCAGGAAGAAATACTAAAAGCTATTAATGCTGAGTATGATAAAGAACTGAAATATAATCGACAGATACTTTCAATTCAGCAAAAATTAACAGATGCTCTTATTGCTCAAGAACGTTTATCTGAAAAGACCTTACAACAAATGCAAAGTAAGGCTACAGTTGCCTTAAATAGAATTGCTGCAGCAGAAAGAGCAACTAGTCAAGAGCAAGTAACCTTAAATAATGTTGAAAAAGAATTAGCAATAAGACAAAAAGTTAATGCTTCTTTAGGAATTGGAGGTAGTATAATTAAAACATTAGCTGGGTCTTTAGGAGCATTTGGAAAAACTTTAGGTTTAGGAGATGCTGCTAAAGCTATGGAAGATGCAGCATATGAGGCTGATTCATTAAATAAAAGTTTTTCAAAAACACAAGCTCTTGCTGTAGGTTTAAAATCTATAGGTGGAAGTATTGCAAATTCTTTAACAGATCCTTCTGTTATTATTGGATCTATTTTAGCATCTTTTGGTGAACTTCAAAAAGCCGAAAAAGAATTTAGACAACAAACAGGACAATCATTAGAATCACAAGGTGTACTTAATAGTAGTATGGCTACTGGGGTAGACTTTATGAAGGCTGCTACCTCTTTATCTAAAGAATTAGGAGTAAATGCCAGTAACATATTTAAAGCTGAAGATATAGCCGAAGTAGCTGAATTAACTGAAAATATGGGCTTATCAGCTCATTCAGCAGCAGTTTTAGCTAAATTAGCTAAAAAATCAGGACAAGAACTATCAGTAGTAAAAGATAATATAGCATCAGCAGCAAATGATTTTGTAAAATCTAATATGATATCTCTTAATCTTAAGGATGTAATGGAAGATGTAGGTGGTGCTTCTTATGCTATTCAGGCTTCAATGGGGGGTAGTGTAGAAAATATTCAAGCTGCAGCTATGGAAGCCCGAAAATTAGGAATTTCTTTAGAACAAGTAGATAAAATAGCAGGCTCATTACTAAATTTTGAAGAATCAATTGCAGCAGAAATGAATGCTGAATTACTTTTAGGAAGATCAATAAATTTAGAAAGAGCAAGGGGATTTGCACTTAATAATAAATTAGCTGAGTTAGCACAAGAAATAGGAAAACAAGAAGCTATAATGATGGCTTTTTCTACTGGAAACAGAATACAACAAGAAGCAGCAGCAGCAGCTATAGGATTAAGTAGAGAAGAATTAGCAAAAATGGTTCTTCAACAAAATATACAGAAATTTGGTAATATAGCTCAAGCAGCAGCAGCATCTGATATGAGTGTTACTGAAGCAGAAAGATTAACAACATCAGAACAATTATCTAAATCAGTAGCAAAAATTACACAAGGTCTTGCTGCAGCATTAGTACCAATAGCTGGATTTCTAGAAAATACGGCAGCTCTTTATACAACTATGGGTTTAATTGGGGGTATAATAACTCTTAAAATTGCAGGAGGATTAATTAAATCAACAAAAGAAGTAATTTCCTTTGGAGCTGCTGCTGCAAAATCTCTTGGATTAATGACAGCAAGTAAAGGTGGGGGTGCAATTGCTGACACAGCTTTAGACCAAGTAAAAAAAGTTTCTGAGGCAACTAAAAGTAGTGGTCCTGCAATGGGTGCGGCTGGAAGAGGTATTGGAATGTTTTTAAAAGGAATAGCAGTAGGATTTAGAGCATTAGCATCTCCAATGGTATTACTAGGATTAGCAGCAGTAACAGGAGCTATAATAGGTATAGGATTTGCAATGAAATTAGCAGCACCAGCATTTGCTACTTTTGGGGGAATTATATCCTCAATATTTGCAGGAGTAGCTACCGTAATTACAGCTGTAGCTCAAGGGTTTGTAAACTTAATGGGAGCTCTTAATATGGAAAATATTGGGCCTTTATTGTTATTAGGACCAGCACTATTAGGAATTTCAGTAGGACTTGCAGCTATGGCCGTATCAGGTATAATGGCATTACCAGCTATTGCTGGTTTAGTTGCTTTATCTTTAGTAGCAGAACCTTTAATAAGATTAGCAGAATTAGGAGTAATTGGAACTGGTGGAGGTGGAGAAGGTAAAGATAATGAAAAAGATTCAATGGTTGTTAAAAAATTAGATCAACTTATTGCAGTAGTACAAAGTGGTGGGGATGTAATATTAGATGGTAATAAAGTAGGAAGAAATCTATCACTTGCATCTTCTGGAATAGGTTAATATTTATAACAAAATAATTAAAATTTAAAACTATGGCACAATCATTAGAAAATAAATTCTTAGCAAATGGTTCTGGATTAGGATACCCTGTGTCTCCTGCAAGTCCAACACCTGTAGGTTCATCTAATACAGAAGCAAAATTATCAACACAACATTTTCAATACTCTTATATTGGAGACCCAAATATGTTATCTGTTAAACCTAGATATGATAATGCCGGTGGAGCATCAGGACCATCAGCTTTGCCATCACCTACAACATTACAGCCAGGTAATGGTCCTCAAAATGAAAGAGCACCATTAGCTGGATTTAACACATATAATTCTAATCAAACTTATGATGATTTTGTATTAGCTCAAGGAGGTACTGATATTAATAGGTTAAGAGATAATCAATTGTAAACACCAATAAATGTTAATAAATTCAACTACAGATTTAAATAAGTTGAAATTTACTACTAGTGGTGGTGATAGGTGGGATCAAGGTAAAAGTGGCCAACCTTATATCATCAAACCCATCCCAGGAGCAAATGATACTTTTGAACAACAACTTGATGGGCAACCTCTACCTAAAAGTGGGGTTGACTTTTTATTAAGAGGAGGATTAAAATCAGTTGATTCTGCATTAGATGATGTTAGTAGATTAACAAAAATGTTATTTGATACTAGATCACCAAATGGTTTTGAATTTATAGCTAAACAAAATGTATTATCTCGTCAAAATGTAAAAACAGAAGCATCTTTTGGAACTGGTTATGCTGGAGGAGGACTTAATCAAGGTGTATACTCAGCTGTAGGTACATTAGCTCAAGCAGGATTAGCTCCATTAGCCACAGGTGCCACTAATTTATTTGGTGTTAATCCTCGTACGGATATAAATCCTTTATCAGGTGATTTTGGAGATAATAAGTCTAATAATGGGGGAATAAATAGTTATTTTCATACTATAAATACTCAAAATATAATTCAAGATGGATCTTGGGCCTTTAATAATAGATTAGTTTTATTAAATGATGGGATTAATTTAGGGAATGAAGAAACAACAATTGGAGGAAATATTACATTAAACCCAAATAATGCTGGTGTTGATATATTAAATTATAGTGGGGGACCTGATTCTGTTTTATTATTTGGAAAAACTAATATAAGATTTGCAGATCAAAGAACAGGACTAAAAAATGCAAAATTACCTAAAGGTACTACTGGAGCAACTTCATTTATACAAGTAACAGGTCCTAATGATTATAGTGCTTTAAATACCCCAGGACATGGGTTTGAAGATATTGAAGCATCTATTACAGGAAATCCTTCTATAGAAGAAAATTTAAGAGTTAGTTCAATAATAAAATCAAATATATTTCATAAAGGTGCAACTAATTCCTTTTTAAATGCTCAAATTAATAGTGGCTTTTCTAATACTGATCTTATATTATCCGATTTAGAAGAAGGTTATAGTTTAGACCTAGAAAAAATAGATCAATATTCTGCTCAACCAGAAGGAGCTCTTAGATTATTTAATCCTAATGTTTATGAAAATGGGGGATCTTTAAAAAGTGATACTTCAAATAATTATATAACATGGAATTATGGTGCAGAATTACTAAATCAAGAACAATTATATTCTGCATCTTTAAATAATTCTGGGAATAGAAGTCAATTAAATATTTCTGATTTTAGAGAAGTTAAAAGGAACCAAGATAAATTCAAAGATCTTTTTGCACAACCAGGAGATGTAAGAACTAATAATGCACCTGTATCTTCAATATTATCATTAGCTCCTAATTATGCAACACAAAATAAAAATAATTTATTTAATCAAGGAGATCCTGGAAAATCAAATCCTACTACTGATAGATTAGGAACACCAGGTCTTGGTAAGAAAAATGTTTGGAATTATGCATATCAAGTAACAGGTAGTATGTCAAAAACAGCATTAGATAAAATAAATGCTTTAGCTATGTATACAGGCTCAGTGGGAGATAGTTTATTAAGATCAACAAGAGATTCTTGTAATTTTAATATAGCTGTAATTAATAACTATAATCAAGGAGCTAATAATACTTACATCCATTTTAGAGCATTTTTAGATGAATTTAGTGATAGTTATGGTGCTGAGTGGAATGAAGTTCAATATGTAGGTAGAGGAGAAAAACTATATAATTATGCTGGTTTTAATAGAGATATTAGTATTGGTTTTACAGTTTATGCTCAATCAAAAGCTGAATTAATTCCTATGTACAAAAAATTAAATTATTTAGCTTCAACACTAGCCCCAGATTATAATGATGCAGGGTATATGAGAGGAAATATAGTTAAAATGACAGTAGGAGGTTATTTATTTGACCAACCTGGAATTATAAAAAGTTTAAATTTTACAGTTCCTATGGAATCTACATGGGAGATAGCAATTGATACATCAGGTTCAAAAGACCCAGGTGTTAAACAATTACCACATATGATTAAAGTAACAGGATTACAATTTACTCCAATTCATAAATTTATTCCTGCATTAGCAAATAAAAAAGCTGGCTTAATAAATATAAAAGACCCAGATCAAAAATATATAGCATTAGCAAATAATAATTCTACAACAAATTATTCTGATGAATATGAAAATGATTTTGCAGCAACGGCTACTCCAGGTGAATATTTAACTCTTGAAGAAGCAGCAGCTGTGAATTCAAGTGGTTTAGTTGAAAATTAAATAAAAAGTCATGAATAGATATCAAAAAATAGAACAGATAAGAAATGAAAATCCCTTTGTAGCTACTATAGGTGATTTATATTATAACACAGTTTTTTATCCTGAGCTTGGAGCCCGTGAAAGTGATATTTATGTTGAGACAGAATTTGGTGATAGATTAGATTCTTTAGCATTCCAATTTTATGGTGATGTAACTTTATATTGGATAATATCTATAAGAAATCCTAATGTAGCTAATTTTGGCTCATTATATTTCCCACCCGGTTCAGTAATAGCTATCCCTCAAAATATAAGTGATATAATTGATAGTTATAATATTTTAAATGAACAATAATGGCTATAGGAAATATTCAAGGAGGACCTTTTGAAGATTGGGTAACAAATCAAATTGAACAAAGACAAATTTCTTTAGGAAGAGGTGTAGATAGATATGATAGTGAAACTGGTGCTGTAGTTGGTAAACAAAATCAAGATTTATTATATCAACAATCAAAAACTCCATGGCTTAGGTTAGCATCATCCATTAATATTAAAGAAACAGGTTATACAAATAAAGAAGGTGAATTTGTTCCTACTTATAGTGCTTTAAATAGACTATCATCCCTACCAGATATAAGTTTAAACGATATTGAAGGCACACAAGCTGCTAGAAATTTTATATTACAGGGTGGAGCTTTATCTCTTGAATATGGAAAAAGTTCTGGCATAAAATCATCAGTAGGTGATGATAGTGGAATAGTTTATGTAGATGGCACAAGACAAACATTTAACTCATCTTATGGTTGGGGAGGTACTTCTGAAAGAGGACTTGTTCCCATGCCTGGTATTACATCAGCAAATGTAAAATATGAAAATGATGGCGCTTTAACTAAAACAACTATCAATATTAAATGTTATAGTAGAACCCAATTTGCTTTAGTAGATACATTATATATGCGTCCTGGGTATACTTTATTATTAGAATTTGGGTGGAGTACTTATTTAGGAACTAACAATAATGGTCAATTACTTACTGGCGACACTGTTAATCTTCAAAATTCAGATAATTTTTTCTCACCTGCTTTAAGTTTATTATTAAACCCTCAAAGAAAAACTACTAATAATCAATATAAAATAATTCAAGCAATTAAAGAAGAAAGAGAAAGAACAAGTGGTAATTATGAAGCAGTATTTGGCAAAATTACTAATTTTAAATGGTCTATGGATCCTGATGGAAGTTATAATTGTGTGGTAGAATTAAGAGGATTAGGTGAGATGATAGAAAGTTTAAGATTAAATGTAAATACTAAAACTGATGAAAGTAAAATTGATAATGATGCTAAAGATTTAACTGAAAAAGCATTAGCAGATGAGGATGAAGATAATCCAATTCCATTAGTAGCAGCAGGTCAATCCGGGGGAACTTTAATAGAAAATTTATTTGCTATATATCAAAATGAAAAACAAAAAACAGGTGAAAACCAAACTGAATGGTTAGATAATGAATTAGATACAAATGGAATTGATACAGTTTCTTCCTATACTATGAATGATTTTCCTATTGTTTCTAATAATGGGGGGTTTGTCAGAAAATCAGTAACTTTTAATAGAGGTATTATAAGTTTAGTTCAAACAACAACTGATCTAAAGAATTTTACACCTCAAGTATATATAAAGTTTGGTATTCTTATAGCTTTAATTCAAAAAAATATAGTTCCTACCAATGGTAAGGGAGCACCCAATTATGTTTTTGATATGAATTTTGAAAATTTAAAATCCGACAATAATTTCATAAGAAGATTCCCAGGCCAATTTCCAACTGCCCCCCACAAATTTATAATACCTTATACTAATCATGAGTTAAATAATCTTGAAATAAAATATCTTACGAAATTAACTCCACTTGTTGAATTTGAGAAAACATTCCAAAAGAAAGAATTTAATGACATTGCTGGTACTGGAAAATCTGGTTGGGAGTATAATAAATATTTAGGTAGATTAGCAAATGTTTACGTAAATATTAATCATGTAGCACAAATAATTTTAGATATGGATGGAAAAATAAATGACATCCAAAAAAATGAAAAAGATTTATTTGCTTTTTTGAAACAATTACTTACAGAGTTAAACATAGGTTTAGGAGGTATAAATAATGTTAAAATAAAAATACCTAATGAAGGAGAAAGAATAAGATTTGTTGAAGATATACCACAAACATTTGGTGGTGATCCTCCTGTAACATATAAAAGGAAAATGTGCAAATTTAATACTTTTGGATTCAACCACTCAAACCCAGAAAATCGTGCAGGAAGTATAGTAAGAAATTTAAGCATAGATGCTAGTATTCCTTCTAACT